AGGATGTTGTCGAAATAGCCGGAGAAGTCCATGAGGAGAATATATCCCTCGTTGCTGCCCGTCCGCCGGAAATACTGATGCAGGTGGTGTTTGAGCCGGTCGCGGGAGAAGGAAATGCCCTTGCCCTTCAGACTGGCCCCGTTGTCGTGAATCAGGCTCCGGCTCAGTACGGGGATGAGGGCATTGTCGCAAAGGCTCCGCTGCGCCACGCGCTCCTTGAAATGCACGGACTTGATATGCCGCTTCTTGCCGCGCTCCACAAGGTCGAATTCTATAAAGCCCTGCGTCACGTTCTCGCCTGCCAGCATCTTCCGCCGCAGGTCGAGGACGTTTCGCATCCAGCTCATAAAATACCGCTGCACAGAGGATTTCCAGCGGATGGACTTCCGGGACTGTTTCGCGGCCTTGAACAGCGCGTTCATGGTGCACATTCGCTCGAAGTTGTCATACTCCGCTATGGCGGCTTGACGTTTCGCGGCCCGGTCTGCCTTGCGCCGCTCATAGCGTGCTTGGTGTCGTTCTTCGCTGGTCATGAAAATTTGGAACGGTGTACAGGACTTATTATAGAGCGCCGTTCTACCTGCGTAGCATCGGGGCATGAAAGCGGGCTGTTGCGCTGGCCCGCCCATGCAAGCAGCGTCCGCCCCTTGCATCACCGTTCATATTTACCCTCCTTTTTCAAGGTGTCGGGACGGTTATCGGCTCCTTCCTAATGTGGCGCGGATTTCGGCCCCGTGGGGCTTACTGTGGCAGGCCGTAATTTATCAGGAATCAGAGCGGGACGCGGATGTTGGTGTTGGCCGCGTTGTTGTTGTTGGCATTCCCGTTGTTGTTGACATTCGCAAAGTTCGTGGCGCTGTTGGCGGACTCCAACCACCAGTTGCAGCGTTTACAGCCGATAACCGAGAACAGGTCATTTCCTGTTTTTCTGAATTTTGGAATTGCGCTTCCAGCCGCGCAGCAAACCGAGCTCCTGTTGGAGCAGGCGTCCGGTCTGCTCCATGCGGTCGGGAGTAACGCTTTCGATGCCCCACACGGCGTCCTGAATCTGCACCATAAGCGCCTCGCCCGCCTCGATTGCAAGCTGGATGTACTCTTTCCGTTTTCTAAGCTCCTCCTCGTTCACAGGGAAACGGGTCTGGGCCGCTACGATGAAATTGCGCATCCGGCGGCAAAGGGAGATCAGCGGGACAACATCGGTGTAGAGCGTGCGCTTGGGGAAGATGTTGGGGTTCCCGGTCACACGGCGCAGCTCAATGTATAACTCCGTGCCCACGTCAAAGTATTCAATGCCCGTGGGCTTGCGGTTTCTCGTGTAGACGTTACTCATTTGGTGTTCCTCCAGACGCGCCCCATAAAGGGGCGCTGATAGGGGTGATTACGTGAAAAGGAAGCAGAGCGGGACGCGGATGAGGGGGCTGGCCGCGGCGTAGCTGTTGGCATGCCCGTTGGTGCTGACAAGCGCAAAGTTCGTGGCGCTGCCGGCGGACCCCAACCACCAGTAGCAGCGGCCGCCGCCGTCGCCGCTGCCCTTGATAACGTGCCTCGCGCTGCCGTCGAAGATCGGCCACTTGTTGTAGAGGTTGCCCGCCTCATAGCCTCCGGCGTTGGCCCATGCGTTCGCGCCGTAAACCTCGCGCTCCGTCGGCAGGAACAGACGGCCTCTGTCCGTCCACGCAAAGTTCGTCGGGCTGCCCGCGCCCGCTGCCATCGTCGGCAGCAAAGCACGCATACCCTTGTTGTTGGGGCCCTTGAACACGTAGGGGCCGACGGCGGTGGCCTCAAGCAGCTTGATAATGCCGTTGTCGGCGTTGTTCAGGGTTTCCCACAGCGCCGAGCCGCGCCACGGGTTTACCTGCGTGGTGTCAAACCACACGCTGTTGTTGCACCTGTACTGGAGCGTCGGGGGCAGGCAATCGCGGGAGCACAGAAGAACGTGCTGCGTGCTGAGCTCCGTGTCGCCGTGCTTCAGATACGGGTTGATTGCTGCCACTTCCAGCTTGACAGCCGCGTTCATGGACTTCTGGTAGCCAGCCGTGCAGTCGCCGATGGCGGCATAGTAGTCCGTGCCGCTGATCTTGAACTTGATCGCCGTCGCGCTCTGGTATTCGCCCTCCGCTGCCGCCTCGGTGGTGCCCGCCTCGGTGGTGAGCGCCGCGTCGCTGTAGTAGGTCGTGCCGCTGGGCACGGTGAAGCGGGCGAAGTCGGTATAACTGCCGTTGAGTGTTACGGGGAAGTAATCCCCGATGTGGATTTTGGAGAAGTCCCCGGCGGCGACAGCCGCGTGAAAGGCCGCCGCGTTCTCAAACTCCTCGCTGAGATCGTTGCCGCCGTAGCCCTCAATGCTGGGGCTGCCATTGGCCGCTCTCAGGTCGTAAGTAGTGCCGTCGATTTCCCACTGATCCAGATAGGGTCTGTTGGACATTGTGTGTACCTCCTGTTATGTCTGTGCCGGGGCTGCTGGCTCGTCCACGATGATCGTAAACGGCGGGGAAGTGATTGCCGCCTCACTCCCCGTCAGTCTGATACATGCGCGCAGCTTGCCCGCTGCCGCCGTGAATGACGAGGGCAGCACAGCTGTGATACGGTTATCTTCAACCGTGCAGCTCTCGTATATATATGCTCCGTCAGGCTTCTGTGCCGCAAGGACAGCGTTGGTGCCCGCCGTGATGCTGTACGGAGTGCCGCTCTCCGTAAGCATCACGCAGACGCCTCTTTTTGTGTCCCCTTTCCTGACAGAGACATATTCCATAGAATCCTGCTTCTGCAAATCAAGCGTAAACCGGGTAATGGAACTGTTCATGTCGTCCTCCTGTTACTGGTGCCGTCCGGCCCACCAATCTAAGTTGTGTTTCCATCCCTGCGCGTCCCATACGGCGCTTGCCTGCTGGTAGCTCAGTTCTCGGTTCATGACCGCCGCCCGCAGCGCGTAGCCCAGCTCGTCTTGTTTCAGGCTGTCGTTGCCGTCCGCATCGGCCTTGCTCAGAATCTCCTTGAAGCGGTCGAGCGTCATGCTGCCCTGCAACTGGCTCTCCCAGACGGCATAGGTGGCCTGCTTCTTGTCGCCGTAGATCGGCACGCCGTTCTTGAAGCTGTCGAATGACGCTTCCGGCTTTGGCGTCGCCGTCGGCTTGGGCGTGGCTGCCGGGGCGCTCGCGCTGCTCGCCGGGGTCTCTGCCGCCTTGCTGCCGCCGTTCTTGCTGCGCCACTTCTCGAAGGTGGTGCTGTTTTCCTTGTTCCAATTGGCTTTCCACGCTGCCGCCGCCTGCTCCTCGGTGATCTCTCCATTTTGGATTGCCTCAAGCAGCACGGGCCCAAACTCGCCCTGCTCGATGCCGTCCCCGTCCGCGTCCGCCTTGTCATACAGGGCGTTGTAGGTCGCCTGAGAAAGCCCGGTCTGCTGGACATACTGTGCGTAGCCCTCGCGCTTCTTGCGGTCTGCCGCCCGCTCGTAGGTCTTGAGCTTGTATTTCGGGGCGAAGTAGCCGACGGTGTTGTTCCACACATCTTGCAGCTCTCTCATTACGTTTGCCGCAGGGAGCCCGGTAAGGTTCGATACGGCGCGGATGAGGTAAAATGCGACGGAATAGTCGGTGTAGTTGGTGCTTTTCCCTGAGAGCTTGTCAATGATGATCTGCGCGGTTTTGTTGACGTATTTCAGGTACATGGACAGTCCGGAGGAAATGTCGTTGCCGTACAGGTCGAGACCCAGCTTGTCAAACACACCTGCGTAATCAAGCAGGCTCTTGATTTCCTCGTATATCTCGGAGACAACCGGGATTTTCCCGAACGGCAAAAGTTCCTCAATGACGTTTCCCTTGAAAGCGTCAAGGTATTTCAGGAGGAAATTGCGGAAGATGTTTTCCGGGTCCTTCTCGTCGTCGTCCCTCCATGCGTCAACCACAGCCTGCATAGCCGCAAGAATCATCTGCCCGATGGCGTAGACGGCGGCTGTCTTTGCGATATTCCCGCCGTTGCTTCTCCACGCCTCGCTTACGCTCTTGCCGCGCTGAATTTCGTCCGTATACCGGAAATGCGCGTCTGCAAGCATGGACATGGTGGCCGATGGCTCCGACATGAAGCTGCCGAGCTGACGGGCAATACCGCCCTTTGAGCGCAGGAACTCGCTCTTGGTCAGCAGACTGTCCACAACCTGCGTCTTGTAAATCACGTCCTCAAACAGGTCGGTGACGGCCTTGAAATACGCCTCCTCGCTGTCGTAGTCGCTGCGCTTCACGCTGTCTTTGGCCGCGTACCACATAGCCGCCCATGTATAGCGGTCGGCCAGCTCCGCGCCTGCCGTGCCCACGTCCATCACGGTGTCCATGACGGAGGGCGTCTGCCTGATAAGCTCCGTAAGGCCCCGGCTGATGTTCGTGTCATAGAAGCCCAGGCGCTTCCACGCGGCAATCCCGCTGTGCGCCTCCATTTCGTCGGCCAGCTTCCGAAGATGCAGCGTGCTCATGCCGAGGCCCTTTGTCAGCTTGGCCGGGGAAAGAATCATGGCCGCCCTTGCGATTGCCGTGGGCTGCTGAATCACGACGCGGGCGTTGTAGGCAATGGCCGCGCCGTTGTACCGGTGCAGGAATTTCAGCGCCGCCGTGTCGTAGGGGTCCCCCTGCGCTGCCGTGCCGTTGTAGGCCCGCAGCAGGTTCAGCACAAAGCTCTCTGCATAGCCCTTGCTGCCGCTGCCCGCCCTCGCGTCCTCCGGCGCTCCGAACGCTTTTGAAAGCTGGTCACGCACGGAAGTCTGACCGTTCTTGTAGTTAAACCACTTGAGCGCGTCCAGAACGGGCAGGGCGAAGCTCCTGTACTGTGTCATGCTCGCGGTGTGGTTGGCAAACACGTCGAAGATGTTGTAAAGGATGATCCTGTTGCTCGCGTTTTCCTTGAGCTCTTTCGTGAAGCCCATGTTTAGCAGCGCGTACAGGCCCGCGTTGTCGGGGCTCTCGTCTGCCGTGGCCGGGAGATACCGCCCGTCTGAATTGATCGGGAAATAGTTCTCCTCGCCGAACTGCTCCACGTCGAAGCGGGCAATGCTGACGTAGTTGCCCCATTCCGCGCACTCCGTACTCATGTACTTCTGGAGCGCGTCCGCAACCTCGATCTGTCGCGGCGTGAGGCTCTGTACCATCTTCTGCACGTCGTCCATGTTCACAAGATGGCCCTCGTCGAGCTGTACCTTGCCTTTTTCGGTGTAGTTGGCTACGCGGATGCCGTCCCCGTAGATGTGGGTAAGCGCCTGCGCCCTCTTGTTGAGGCAGTACAGGGACATGATGTGCGTCACGGGCAGCTTGATTTCCTCGCCGCCTGACAGGGTGAAGCTCTTGATTTCCTCGCTCCATGCCTTGACCTCGCCGCCCTTATAGGTCTTTTTGGCAAAGTCAATGATCTTGTTGGCAAGAAAAGCCTGCGTCGCCTGCCCTTGCCGAAGCTCGCGCTCGATGCTCTTGCCGCCGTCGCCGAAATGCTCAAAGGCATAGCTTGGCCGCATGTAGTCGAAGCGCAGGAACTTGTAAGCCCCGCTGAACACTTTGGCAATCCGCGCCTTGCGGAATACGGACAGGTGGCCGATGCTGCTTTCCCCTGCCTCGTCCACATGTTGGAACATGGCGTTGTTGTGGAAGGTGTTCATGGTCACGATGTACTTTTTCAGCGTCTTGAGGGTCTGTGACAGCTTCTTGAGCTCCGCCGCGCTCATCTGGTTGATTACAAACACGCCGCTGTTGTCGCTGATGTGCTGTTCAGCCTGCCGAATCATGGCCTCGAAGTTCTCAATAAAGTCTGCCGGGAGATCTGCGTAGCCAGAATAGAGTCCCTGCGTGTCCACGTTTTCCTTGATCGCGTCGTGGAGCTTCTTCATGGCTTTCAGATACCTTTCGTCCGCCTTTGTCGTGTCCAGCCCGTTTGTCGCAAGGGCCGTCCGGCTCAACAGCACAATGCTGTCAAGGAAGTCCGTCACGGTCTTTTGCAGCTCCGCCGGGACATGCTTGCGAATGTCCTTGTTGCTGGGGCTTGTCATGAGCTTTGCGAATTCAAGCACCTGTGCCCGCACGCGCTCGCGGTATTTGTGGGTGGCCTCGCTCTCGTTGCGCTTGGCCCTGTAGTTTTGCAGCTTCTCGGCCCCGCGCTGCCGTTCCTGCTGCTCCGCAACCTGCCGCGCTTTCGACAGCACATTTTTGAGCACTTCTTTATTTTCAAGAGAAATTACCCTGTTCTCAAGGCTTTTTATCTTGGAATCTAAGACACGCATAGCAGACAAAAGCCGCCCCGCTTCCTCGCGGGACCCTCCCTTTGTAAACTGCTGTTCTCTGTACTGCCTGCCCAGCTCCTCGCGGCGCTCCTGCGCCTCTTGCAGCTTGTCCAGCGCCTCGTTGAAAATGCGCAGCGCGTCCTTTTCGCCGGGGCCCAGCGTATCGGGGTCGATCTCTGCCGCCGCCATTTGCAGCAGCTCTCTGTTGCTGATGGACTGTTGCCTGACTGATTCTTCTACCTTGTCCTCGTCCTCGTCCTCGGCGGCGGAAACGCTGAATTCAACCTCGTCCGACGTGATTCCCAGCTCGCGGTTGATTTCCTCCAGCCGCGCCAGTTTCTCGTTGAGCTCCTGCGCCTGCGGAAACTGCGTCCGCGCCGCTGTTTTCTCGGCGTCCTCCACGGTCTTTTCGAGGTTGCTGATCCGCTGATTGTACCAGTCGATAGAAGTGTCAATCCTGTCAAGCCCGTTCAGCAGCCTTGTGATATTCCCCTCCGGGCTGTCTCCGAACTGTACAAAGCTGTTCGGGTTGCCGTTGAAAATGATACCGGCCTCAGTCCCGTTTGAGGTCTGCCGCCTGTACTTGCTGATTTTCAGCCCGTAGATGCTGCCGAGGTCGCCCGCGCCGTCCTTGATGAAGCTGACAAAGAGCGCCGCTGCCGCTTCCTTGCGGTTGTCGTATGTCGTCTTTCCGACGGTCAGCTCGAAGTCTTCTTTCCGGTTCTTGGAGAGAATGGCGGACAGCTTTTTCAGGGAGGCGGCGATCTCTTTGAACTCGGATATATCGGCCTTTGCCTTAATTGCTGTATGTGCAGCTTCTCTCGTCTCCTCGTTGAAGGACTTCTCAAGCGTCCGCAGGGTGTTTACCTCGTCCTCAAGCTTGAATTTCTCCATGATGGCCGGATTGCCGGTCGCAAGGGCCTTAGACTGTTGCGCGTTCACGGTCACGGCGGAGATTTCTTCAAGGTCGCTCGCGTCGCCGCCGTTGAGCGCCTGCGCCATGTACTTGCTCTTGCGCTCGATCATCTGCCACAGGTAGCTGTCGTAAGACTGCTCCTGAATGTACTTGTAGATTCTGACGGACTTATTCTCGTTCCCGTGCCGGATGCCGCGCCCGTGCCGCTGTTCAAGGTTGTCGGCTCTCATGGGGACACTCAGGTCATGCAGGGCGACAATCTTATTCTGCACGTTCACGCCCTCGCCCATCTTGGCCGTGCTGCCGATCAGCACACGGATGGTTCCAGCGTTCACGAGGTCATAGAGCTTTTGCCGCGCATCGTCGCCGGTGTAGTCGCCTATATCTGCGATCTCATTGCGGGGAATGCCGTTCTTGACCAGTTTGGAAATGAGGTCTCCGTACAGGTTGAACTTGTACCTTGTCGCTTTGCCGCGCCCCATGCCGGAATCAAGGAATACGAGCTGCGTGCCCTTGTTTTTCGCTGATTTGTGGTATTCGTCCACAATGTAGCTCACAGCCTTGTTGACTTTGGAATCCGGCAAATCAAGGTCTTGCTCAGTCACGCCGGGGAAAAGCTCCTGAATCAGCCCGGTTACCATTCTCAGGTCTGTTGCTGCCGCCCTCGCGTCGTTGTTCACGTTCAGGGCGTTGTCGTCCTTGCTGCCGCGCCCGACGCTTTCCATTCTTGTTGCGAAGGTGTCAAGGAGGGTCTGATGGTAATCCGAGCCCTCGCACACGACGGTCACTTCCTCCGCCTCCGGCAGGCCCTCAACCACGTCCTTCGTCTGCTTCACGTCGGCAAACTGCCTGTACAGGCTGATAAGCTCGTTGCCGTTCTTGAAGTCCTGAATGCGCTCTTTCATGCGGAAGGTCTTGCCGTCCGACGCGATCTCCATTTCGGAGCGCAGGTCACCGAAGGTGTTCAGCCAGCCGTCAAAGGCGTATACGCCCGCCTCGCGCAGAATGTCGGGGTTGACGTGCAGGGTCATGTTGTACATCTCGGAAACGGTGTTGGTGATGGGGGTGGCCGTCGCAAGGACAATTCTGCCGCCCCTGTCTCTCAGCCAGTTTTCCTTCATGTACAAATCGGTGGTCAGCCCGTTCGTGGAGGAATCGACGCCGCTGATAGACTGTGTTGTTGCAAAGCCTACCTTTTTGAAATTGTGCGCCTCGTCCACGAAAAGTGCGTCCACGCCCATCGTTTCAAACGACGTGGAATCGTCCCTCGGTGCCTCCAGAATCTTTTTGAGCTTTTCTTCCAGATTCTTTTTCTTGGTGATGAGGCTCTTTTCAAACCGGGTCCCGCTCTTTGCGTCCGCGCCGCTCTCTCTGATTGCCGCTTCAAGGTCTTCAAGCTGCTGCTCGATAAAGGCTGCCGTCGTCTCCGGGGACACGCCGATTTTCTGAAATCCGCTCTTGTGTATCAGCACATAGTCCCAATCGTTGGTAGCAATCAGCGCCTTTGTGCGCTGAAGCTCTTTCGGGCTCAAAAGGTCTGCGTCAAGCGCAAGGATCCTCGCGCCGGGGTACAGTCTCAAAATCTCGCGCTTGAAGTCCAGCACTTTCCCATTGGGAACGACAAACATCGGCTTGTGCGCTACGCCCGTATTCTTGAGGACGTGGGCCGCCGTTATCATCGTGATCGTTTTGCCGGTGCCGACACCATGATGCAGCAGCGTGTTCCCGCCGAACACGATTCTTGCGACGGCGGCTTTCTGATAGTCTCTCAGCTTGACCGGCGAATCCGGGTCGATGCCGAAGTCTATCTTGTCGGCCAATGCGCTGAAATCCAGCGGCGCGTATGCGTTCAGCGTCCTGTTGAAGATGCTTTCCAGATCGGCCCGCCGCTCCGCGTCCTTGAATACCCATTCCCGAAACGCGCTGCGCAGGTCGTTTTGCTTGTTCTGGGCAATCTTCGTTTCCGCCGCATTGAACACCTTGCCTCCGTCCGAGGTTGTGTCATAGACGGCGATTCTCTTATTGTTCAGCGTGCTAATCAGCAGGTCGAAAGCGTCAACTCTGTTCGTCCCCCACTTCTTGATCGGAGAATAGAATCTCTGCATGTCCCATCTGCCGAGCTCTTTGATGTACTTGGCCTCAAACTTTCCGTAAGGCTGGAATTGCTCTTGGATGAACTCTTGGATATACTTCGGTGGAATCCAGTGGGAGCTTATTTCCGCGTCGATCTCACGCGCCGTCTTGGGCTTCGGGAGCGCCGTTTTCAAAAGCTCCTCCTGCCGCTCAAAGCCTTTTCTGCCTCTCACGGCGTCGAGCTTCTGATAGATATTGCCGGAAAGATACTGAGGAATCAGCTCATAGTTTCCGTCCGGGGTAAGAATGATCTCGTTTTCAAGGTCGCTGACAGTCTCATCGACAGTCTTGCCGGTGAGCGCGGCGATCCTGTCCACGTCCACGCCGCCGGTCTCATTGAGGACGATGGAAAGCCCCTCGCTGCTCGTCGCGGCGCTGGTCTTTCTCTCCCTGTACAGCGTCGGCTTTTCAAAAATCGCGCTCTTGGAGACGTTGTTCTCCTTGTCCACGATCTCAAGCCCGCTCACGCGCAGGAAATCGTCGTCTTTCCCCAGCAGGCGCTTGTTTGCCTCAAGCGTGCCGTGCTTGGCGACGAAAGCGTCATAGGCTTTGTTCAGCCTGCCGCGGTATTCTTCTGCCGCCTTGATGTTGCCGCTCTGCTCCGCTTCGGTGGTGTTGAAGTACAGGCTCTTGACTTCCATGTACTTCTTCACAATGCCCGCCTGTTTGGTGGAAAGCTCCGTTTTCTTGCCGTCGCTGTCCACGAGGGCAGCGCCTTTTTCGGTGGCGGTGAAGGTGCTGCGCGTTTTCTCGCCGCGCTTTTTTACGGAAACGTCGCCGCCGGCGGCTTTCTTCCCGTCCATGATATTCTTCGGCAGGGAATCCAGCGCCTTGTTGAAACGGGCCTCGAAATCCTTTGTCGCGTGGACAACCGTTCGCTCCGAGGCGTACATGCCCTTCTCATAAGCCAGCTCGCCCAAAATGTTTTCCGGGTGTTCGACGTAGTATTCGTTGATGGGCGTGCCGTCGATATTGCCGATCTTGGTGAAGCTGACGCCGTTGTCAGGGATTCCGTCTCCCTTCCTTTGCAGGAAAATCAGGTCTGTCGTGACGGAAGTTCCCGCGCTCGTGGAAAAGGCATTGTCCGGCAGCCTGAGCGCCGCTACGAGGTTTGCCCGCTCCGCTATGGCCGTCTGCGTCTTACCGCTGAGCTTGTCAAGCGTGCCGGTGCTGGTGATGAGGGCGAGCACGCCGCCCGGTCTCGTCTCGTCGAGCGCCTTGACAAAGAAGAAGTCATGCAGATTGTACGTCGTCCCGCGATACGGGATTTTAATGTCGTTGGAGAACGGGACGTTGCCGACAACGAGGTCGAATGTGCCGTCTCCGTAAAGAACGTCTTGGAAACCGGCCACGTCGATTCTCGCGTCGGGGTACAGGTTCTTCGCAATCGTGCCCGTGATCTTGTCCAGTTCTACGCCGTAAAGGGAAGATTTGCTGGAAAGGTTCTGCGGCAGCATGCCGAAGAAGTTGCCGACGCCCATAGACGGCTCCAGAATGTTGCCGCCCTTGAAGCCCAAACGCTGCACAGCTCTGTAGATGCCGGAAATGATCTTCGTGCTGGTGTAGTGGGCGTTGAGCACGCTGTCTCTCGCAGCCTCGTATTCTTCCGGCGTCAGCACGGATTGAAGCACTCTCGCCCAATACCCGTTTTTGTTGAGGATGTAGTTTTTCAGTCCGCCCCAACCCTTGTATTTTGCGAGCACGGCCCGCTCCTCCGGTGTGGCGCTCCGGTTCTCCTCGATCAGTTTCTTGACGAGCTTGATAGCTGCAAGGTTATCGTCGAAGTTTGGCCGGATGCTGTCTATATCCTCCTCGATACGGTAGTTGTTGACGTTCTGCTTGCCTTTCGGCTTTAGAGGTACTGTTCGCTGAATCCCGGAATCAGCTCCTCCATTTTTTCGGCCAGCGCCGCTTGCATGGCCTCGGCTTTGTAGTCCGCCGCCGTCTCCATTGCGATCAGCTCGTCCATCCCGGTCGGCTTCTGCTTCTCGATCATGTCCAGCTGTCGGAGGTACGTCGCTCTCCCCGCCGTCGCCACGCTCCTGTACACGTCCTTCTGACGGCTGGAGCTCTGAAGAATCCGCAGGGGCTTTTCGTCCAGGACTTCCGCTGCGAACTCTTTTGCCTCCTTCATCCAGTCGAGCATCGTCATTGCCCGCTTTTCCTTCATCAGCAGTTCCATTTGGTTTTCCATCGGTCTTTTCCTGCCTTTCCTCTAAAAAGTGGTTGTTCTCTGCCACGGCAACAAGCGCGTCAACAGCTTCCGCCCTCGTCGGGAAAGTCTCTCGGTACATTTCGCGCCCGTCGTAGACCGGTACGCCGCTGCTTCTGTCAACACGGCGGATGCTCGCACGATACTCCCTCCCGGAAGATACCCGGTTGTCGCGCACGTCAATGGTGGTGCTGCCCATGCCGAAGATTTCATAGCTGAGGCCGTTCACTTCGGCGTCGCCCACTTCAAGCCTCGCCCGCAGCTTCGCGCCCTCCGGGGTGTCCTGCCTCCGTGCGGGGCTTTCCGCTTCTGCCGGTGTCTCCGGCTCTGCTTCGGCTTCCTGCTCTTGTGTGGCCTCCCATAGCGTCTCAGCCTGCCGGAGCATTGCGTCCACGTCGCTGGTGTCTCCCTCGCGCTTGCGACGCTCCAATTCCGCCTTGACTGTCTGCGGATCGAAGTTGAGGAATTCTTCCTCTTCCTCCTGCGTCCTCTTGGGCACGCGGTCAAGGAGCCGTTCGCCGGTCTCTTCCCGGCTGGTGAGGTCGTTCTGTGCGAATCGGTCTCTGCCGACGGGCTTGATCTTCTGCACGCCCGCCTGCTTCCGGAGGTCTGGCCCCGCTTCCTCGCGGCTGGTGAAGTCGTTCGGCGCAAAGCGGTCTCTGCCGACAGTCTGCAATCTCGTGACGCCCGCCTGCTGCCGCACGTCCTCGGCGTTCTCCTCGCGGCTGGTGAAATCGTTGGCCGGGAATCTGTCCCGCGTGACGGGCCGCGTTTTCGGGGCTTCTTCTCTGACTGTTTCCTGTTCGGCTTTGACTGTTTTCTGACTGTTCCTCGCTGTTTTCTGCGTCTCGGTGATTGCCTCGCCCCGCGCTCCCTGATAGTTCACCACGGCGTCGCGGGCGACGGCTTCCCACATATCGACAATGCTTTGCATGTAGGCACCGTTTTCCTTGAGGGCCTGCGCCTCTCGCGGGGCCTTGCTGCTAATCTCCCGATAATACTGCTTGAGCCGCGCCGTGAACTCCCGCAGCTTCTGGAGGAGCTTGCGGAAAATGTCCTGATGCTGGCTCGCAAGCTGCTGCACAAGGGCTGTATCGGGCAGAATGTCCATCATGGCGTCCGCCACAACCTCGCGGCTCGCCTGCTCATAGTTCAGGCTACCGCTCTCGTCCTCGGCCTGCTTGCTCTCAATCAGGTCGTGGACGTTCTCGCCCTTTGCCTCCAGCGTGGAGAACACGAATTCTCTGAATTCATTATACTTCGCGGGAGACCATTTTTCAATGAAGTGTGTGAACTCGTGGGCGAATGTGCGCATCATGGTGTACTGGCCGAGATCGTTCACGTTCCTCATGCTGGAAAGGCCGCTGTTGATGTCAATATAGATCGTGTCGTCCTTCCATTGGAAACGCCCCTGCGCGTCCGTGAAAAGCCCGTTCTCGTTTGCCTGCGAGTTGTACAGCACGATGTTGACGCCGGTGGCCTCCGCGTATTTCGTCAGCAGGCGGTATGCCGTCCGCTGCGAATCATTGAAAGCCGCTTTCAGGTCGGCCATGCTCACGCCCTCGCCCTTGACGGTGCCCTTGACGCGCCTCTTGCCGCCCTGCTGCTGGCTCCTGATGCTCTGCGTCTGCCCGCCCGCGTCCGTGGCTGCGTCCTGCCTGCCCATTTCATAGGCAAGCGCCCGCTGCTCCTCGGTGAGTGTCGGCACATACGCCGTCCCGCTCGCGTCCGTCCCGGTCAGGTAGCTTTCGGAAACGCCGCTCTGCCCCATGTCGTATGCCGCCCGGAATCCCTCTGCGAATTCATTCACGTCGGTGTCCGCCGCCATGTCGTACACGTTGGAGACGGCCTGCGGGTTGCGAAACTCGCGGCTGAAAGCCTCGATGCTCTCATACTGCGGTGTGTTGTAGGCCCTGCTGCTCACCTTTTCGGCGCTGCGGTTCCCGCCTGCCAGCTCTCCGAGACGGTGCGCCTGCTCAAACTGCTGCGGGCTCATGTCTGCGGCAAAGCTCGCTTCCTCCCGCGCCTGTTCCAGCGAAAGGCCCATCTTGCCGTAGTTGAACGCTTCCTTGACGCCAGCGACATAGCGCTGCGCGTCCGTCTCCCCGGCCTCGTAGTTGGAGACAAGCAGCTCCGTCCCCTCCTCCGACAGGCCGAGGTTTTCCATGCTCTGCCGCACAAAGGCACGGGCCGTGTCCTGCGCGGCCTGCTGCGGACTCTGCTGGGCCTGCTGCTGCGTCTGTGCCGTCGGCTGGGCCTGTGCCTGCCCCTGCTGCCCCTGCGTGAGCTGGTCGGCTCTCGCGCGGTTTTTCGGCTTGATTTCCGCGCCCTCGCTGATCGCGTCCAAAATGCCGCGGTCCCTTATCTCGCGCATGACGCCCGGATTCTCGCCCATGTTCTCGTACATGGCTCCGATCTGCGCATTTGCGGCGTTGGCCTTTTGGTAGTTGTACGCGGTTGAAAATGGCCGTGCCGCCGTCATGCCGCCGGAGGCCACAGCGCCGATAAGGTAGCTGTACAGAGTATCGGCGGGGTCGAAGTTCTCGCGGTAGGATTCCCCGATGCTCTTGCCGTTGTAGATCATTTTCGCAAGTGGGGAAACGGCGTCGCTGATAACCTCCTCAAGTCCTTCTTCGTTCATGTTGAGGAGGAAGCGGAGCACGTTTTGCCCTGCCGTTGTTTTGGCAAGCCTACGTACAACAGTCTCGGTGACGTTTTTCGCTTCGCCTGCTCCGTAAATACCGGCCACACCATCAAACAGCTTTTCGGTGACGAGCTCGATGCCGGCAGATACCGTGCCATAACCGAGCTGCTGTCCAAGACTTGCGCCTGCCTGCTGTGCCTCGCTCGCGCCCTGCCCGAACACACGCGCCCCCATAGCTCCGAGGGCCGACGCTTCGCGCAGGGCGATATCAGCGGCCTTTCCATACCCGCCCATGACGCCGCCCACGAGAGCGTCTCCGCCCATCTGGAGCATGTTGATCGCTGCGTCGACGGCCACGCGGCCCACCTTGCCGGTTCCCTCTTTGGCCCGCTCGGTCGCCTGCTGGCTGCGCTGCTCAAGGCTGTGCGTCAGCTCGGAGGTCGCCGCCGTCGCTTTCTGCTGCACCTGATCGTCGATCACGCGGGAATAGGCGTCAACCTCGCGCTGCCACTTATCAACGACGTATTGGGCGCTCTTTACGTCCCGGTTGCTGGTGTCGCCGTTGTAGAGCTCAAGGAGCTGCTGATAATCGCGCTTGGCGCGGGCAAGCTCCTCCTCGGCCTCTCTCCGGTCTTCCTCATAGCGTGCCGTGCGCCCGGTCTGCCCGGCCTCATAAAGTGCCCTTTCCATCCCGGTATAGCCTGCCGCCGTCCCGGAGATTGCCGCCTCGCCGATGTTCTTGGCCCGGTCTCTGGTGAAAAAGCCCTTGATCCGCTCCCAGAGAGACTTCTTCCCCGTCTCCTCTGCCTCGGCTTCCTTCTTCTTGGCTACAGCAGCGTAAGCGGCGGAAACATACTCGTCGCCCTCGTCGTTCCATTGGTGCTGGTATTCATCCGGCTCGTTTCTGCGCTCCCACCTTTGGGCCGCTTCCTGAATGGCGCTGGAGGCGGCAGAGCTTCCCGTCCCCGAAAAACTCTGCTGCCGTACTTCCGGAATGGAGCCGCCGAAGTAATCTTGGGCGGCGTCCTTGATTGATCTTCCCATTAGTAATTCCTCGCATTCTTGTTCGGCTTGTACGCATAGCTCCCGGCTTTGGCCCTGCCTGTCGCAAAGTCAATGGCGTCTACAATCTCCTGCTCAGATGCCGCATTGCCGGAGGTATTTGCGATCTGGTAGCCTGCCGCCGCCGCTGCAATGGCGTTGTCGTTCCCGGCCACAATGTCGGCGGTGGTGTAGCCGCCTACGCCGCCGCCCATGTACTGGTTATAGGCCGCCTCGGTGAGCGGGCCCCAGATGCCGTCTACGTCGAGGTTTGCGCCCATAGCGTTAAGCTGCCGCTGAATAGAGGCTACGTCGCTGCCGCCGCCTCCGCCGCCTCCGCCGCCTCCGCCGGAGCGTCCGCCGCCTCCGCCGCCGCCGCCGCCGGAGGAGCCGCCGCCCCCGCCGCCGTACACCTGCATACCGATCTGCCACTCCTTGAGGGCCTGATTCCGGTTTTCGAGGTCTACGCCGCGCTGGAACTCCGCTGCGATTGCCGCCGCTGCCTCGCGGGTCATGCCCGCCGCCTGCAATTCCGCGTCCGTGGGCATGTAGCCGCTTGCCTTGATCATGGCGTAGAGGTTGGAATAAAGCTGCTGCTGCCGCTGCTCGGATGCCCGCTGCTCCGCCGTGCGCCGGTTGTATTCCTCGTTCTCAACCTGCCGCTGATACTCGCGGTTGCTCTCCCAATCCTTCATCTCGTCGCGGAATCTGCCGTACTCGGTGTCACGCTGGTCTCCCACAAGGCCGTAGAGCTTCAGCAGATTGTCCCCGTCGTCCTTGTACTTGTCGTAGGCCACGCCGTAGAGCTCCGGGATAGCTGCGGACAGGTTTTGCAGGTAAGCGTCATAGGTCTGCTGTCCCACCTGCTGGCCGTAGGTGCTGCCGTAGCCGCCGGTCAGGGCTGCCGCCTTGCCCATCGTGTCGCGCATGGCAAGTTTGCCCTGCTGAATGTACTGGTCTTTGTACTGCTGATACAGCGGGTCGGCGTTCACGTCGTACTCAAATCCCGGCCTCGTGCTGATCTGCTGATACAGGTCGGCAAGCTGCTGGTCAAAGGTTCCGGCGTAAGTCGGCTTCTGCTGCTGTCCTGCGTCGAGGGCAGCTTGATACACGCCCTCGTTCAAAATTTCGTCTCTGCGTGCCATATCGTTCCCCTCCTTATGATGTAGTGTCATTGTAGGAAATGAAGTATTTCCAGCCTTTCCATTCGCTGGCATAAGTATTGATCCAGACGCGCCCCGGCGTCGGTGATACTTCTATCAGTATCACGGCGGCCGCGTTGGATGCCATGATGAACACGAGGCGCAGCCCGCCGAAGACGTAGCTTGATACGGCGTTCGGCCCATTGGCGCAGGCCCCGCCCCAGCTTGAAAAGTTCGCCGCCGCGTTCTTCAGCGCGTAGCGGTCTGTCAGGTCAATGTTCAGGAAGTCGTTGCCGAAACTCTCATTCCCGTTTCCGACGTACTCGGTGATGTTCGCTCCGTCCACGAGCGCCGCAAAAGCGCCGTACTCCTTGCCGCTTATCAGGAAGGAGCCGTTTTCCGGCAGTTCCACGGCGCTGCCGCCGCTGTCCCTGCTTGGCGTGGTTCCTACGCCCAGATAGGTGCCGTCGTCGCTCCTTGTGACCACGAAGTTTCGGGACAGGCCCTCCAGCGTGATTTCCTTTGCGATCTCGCCGCTTACCTTGTCCTGCACAATGACCACGATCACATAAGCGCTCTTGGGGTTCGTCGTGCCGGAGATCGGCGGGCTTGTCGTGCCCGATATGATGGAGCTTGCCGCGCCGTTCTTTACGCCTGCCGTCAGCTTTTTCAGACTGTTTCCTGACAGATTCGTGCTGTAACTGGCTGTTGCCCTGATGCGGAAATACGCGCCTCCGCTCTCCTCTGTGCCGCTGCTGTTGCATCGGTAGGCAATATTGATCGTGACGGAGGGCTGCGTATAGGCCACGACGTCGGTGACGGAGACGGTCTTGCTCGTCTGCAAGCCGCGCTGGTCTGTCGCCTTGACGGTGAAGGTGGTGTCCTGCGTGATCGGCGCTGCCGTGGTTCCCTCATACTTGCCCGTGGAGCTGTTGTAGCTCATGCTGACGGATGAGCCACCGGGGTATGAGAGGACGACGCTGGAAATCGCCGCGTTTGTCCTCGCGCTTACGGTTACGGCCACTTTGACCTTGCTGATGCCTGCTATGTATGTGCTCGGGTAGTCCGCCGCCGCGCTCGCGCCCTGAACAATGCTGGCCGTCGGCGTCCCCACGTTCGGAGCCATAGCGGAGCTCGCGTTGAGCGTGAAGCTGCCGCTCATGGTGCTCGTGCCGCCTGTGACGGTGACGTTGACCGTCATGCTCGTCAGATAGTTCACGCCTGCGGTATCAAACCAGCTCGCCGGGCAGCTCACGTTGACGGAGCCTGTTGAAAAGCTCTGCGTTTTCAGCGTCGTGCTGCCGTATTTGAAGGTGGCTGTCAGCGTGTAGCCGCTGCCGTTGGCGACGTTCAGGGTGACGTTGTTCCCCGCCGTTACCGCGTTCGGCGTGATTTCCAGCGACATGACCGCTGCCGAAAATGTGGCCGTGATGTTGCGGTATTGCGGCACGTCGGTGTTGTCGTAGACGGACAGCATACCCAAATTCACGTTATAGCTGGCCGTGATCCAGATATAGACCGTGGACACGTTCAGGTCGAGCCCGGAAATCGGGAAGCTGAGATACAGGCCGTTCAGGTCTATGGTTCTCGTCGTCTGATAGTGACCCGCGTAATTGCTTGGCGGGCTGCCGCTGCCGCCCGTCGTCGGGTCGCTCGTGTAGAGGTAGGCGTGTATTGTGGCCGCCACGGTTCCTGTACATCCGAGAACTGTTGCGAAGGTGACGGAGGTCATTTTCGAGGCTCCCGTCATGTTCACGCTTGCGCTGTATACGGCGTGCATGTTGTAATCGCTGGTGATATAGTCCTCGCCGCTGACGGTGTGCCAGCTGCCCCAGCCGCTTACGCCTCGCGCCTTTTTCTGATATAGACTGATGCTTGCCATGTTTACGCCCCCACATACAGGATTTCAAACTCGCTGCCGTCCGCCGCCGCCTTGAGCTGCCACGAGCTCCCGATTTGAAGTGCCTGCTCCACGATGATGTTGGCGACATGCAGCATCCCGTCAACGGAGTCGAACCATCCCTTTTTATAGCCGTCAATCCAGAACTGCCAGCCCGTGGAAGTATACAGGCCGAATGTCTGGCCGCTCGTCAGATAATAGTAGGTGTAGCCGTCTCCGGGGTTGTGTTCGTCGGAGGGTCCGCACTCGCCTGCAAACTGTAGGTTCTGGCTGATCGCAATGCCCGTCACATATTCGCCGGTGTCAGGGTCCTCTACAATACCTCGCCGGATTTCGCCGTCGATGTTTGTGTAATAGTGCTGCATCAGGTCTATGCTCGCCTGCATACTGTCGATGGAGGAGGAATAGCCGTAGTCCTCTACAATGCCGCGTGCTGTGGTTTCAATGCGGCTGGTGATACTCTCCTCGAAGGTGCCGAAGTCGGACTTTGCCACGTACAGGCTGTTGTATTCGTCCACTTTCCTGTCGCAGTAGTCGATAACTGCGTTGTCGCCGTCCGCAATAATGGCCCTCAGTTCCGTGTCGTCTGCGAAGCGGTGCCATGTATAGTCAGAAAAGGTCATGCTGTCGGTCGCGGTGTAGTCCGTCAGCGTGCCGATAAACGCGCCCACGGTCTCGCCGTCCGCTATGCCTGTGCTTGGATTGACAGTAAAAGTCTGCCCGTCGTCAGAATACTTGATATGCAGGTATGTTGTCCTGCCGTCTGCCCCCGGCGGGCCCTGTATGCCCTGCGTCCCCTGCGCTCCGTCCTCGGCCAGTATGACCGGCGCGCTCCATTCCGAGGCTGTAATATCATCCGCGTCGTTGCGGCTCGCCGCTGTCGCCGCTGTCACGTACAGGGGCTTGCCGTTGTGCGTCGGCGGAATGTCGCTCCAGCCCGTGGGAAGCTCTGTCGTGATCTTCTTGTCGGCGAAGGAATACCACAGAACAGTTTGCCAGTCGATGGTTGGCGCGGCGTCAGCCCGCTTGTAGAGATAGGTGATCGCCGTGTTGTATCCGTTCAGGCCGTTTTGCCCAGGCTCTCCCGGCGCTCCGTTTTGTCCCGGCTGCCCGTCCTGCCCGCGCTCGCCGTCCTCCACCAGCTTTTTCGGCTCGCTCCACTCCGAGGCGCTGATTACGTCCGTCGCGGTGGTGGCTATGGCCGTCGCGGTGATGACCCAACATGGCCGCCCGTCGGAATCGGGTATCTCCTGCGTCCAGCCGGTCACGCTGGCAAGGTGGCGCTCTACCTCGATGCCCGTAGAGCTGGCCTTGTGCCCGCTCACGCTTGCGCTCACATTGCGCAGCTTGTGGCCGCTGACGTTTACCGGGCCCAAATCCAGCCGCCCGGAGGCGAAGGTGTAGGTCAAATCCGCCTGCGGTCTCGCCGGGGGATTCTCGGCCCTGCGGTAAAGCAGGACGGTCGCGGAGTTGAGACCCGTGCCGCCGTTGCCCTTGATGCGGCTCCAGCTGTACGCCGCCGGGTCTGTCGGCGCTGTCTCCTCCGTGGAGGAACACACGCCCATGTAATAGGTGTCCTCCGTTGGCGTGTTGTACATGCTCTCCGGGTAGTCCCCGGCAAAGTCGTCCGCGTATTTGATGTAAAAGGTGCTGTGCTCAATATCGTTGATCTGCCTTTGCAGATTGTTCGCGCTCTTGATAATCAGGGATTTGAGCTCCTGCGCGTTTTTGCGCACGGCCTCAATGTCGGTCGCAGCGCCGGGGCCGGTTCTGATAACCTGCTGCCCGTCCCCTCTGGTGCTCACGCTCACCGCGGTCTGCGTGCTCGTGTCAGCCGTAAGCGTGTCGTTGAGGCTCTGCGCCATGCGGAACAGGTAATCGCGCAGCTTTTCAATGTCCTCCCGGTCATTCCCTGACATAATCGGGGGCTTTTCGGAAAAGGCCATTACACGTCACTCCCTTTTGCGAGGATCCGCGCAATGGAGAACACGCGCACGTCCCCTTTCCCCTCGAAGCGCAGGCGTAAATGATCGCAGCGCCGGGGTCTGACCGGCAGCGTCACGCTCCCTGTCTCCTGCACCTTGAGGCTCCCGGCAAATGTCCACACGCCGCTTGAATCGTACTCGATGAACATTTGCATCTGTGCCTCGCGCTCCATGTTCAGGCGGATTACATATCGGCTCACATACTTGCGGTCGGGGTACTCATAGTGCATGATTCCCGTCTCCGCTATCCAGTCCGGCGGGGCCTCCAATACGCCCTCCGTGCCGTTGATGGCTACGATATGGTTGCCGCTCCTGCAATACAGCTCGTCGCCCCACGCGGCAAATCCCTCCGCGTGAAGCTCGTCCTCGTGCATCCAGAGGCCCGTTTTCGCGTCGAAGCAAAAGAAGTGCCATGCGTTGTAGGCGTCCTTCATGCTGATGTAATACCGGCTGCCGAACACGCCCGCCGTGGCTTCATAATACTTCTCGTCGCCCAGCGCCGCGCCCACGTCGGCGGGCATACCGCCCTGATATGCCACAATCCCCGTCCTCGCCTTGTAGTACAGGGTCTCGTTGACGATGGCAAGAGACCTGTGCGAGCCCTGCTGCACGCCCCTTGCGGGGATGTCCCCGATCTGATGCGCTCCAATGCTGGAGACCGAGACCGGGTGTATCACGTTCTCCTTGAAAAAGGTCGGCGTGCCGAGGTAGTTGACGCAGCCTGTCCACGGCCCGTCTGAGCCCCTGCTTGCCCGCCAGCTGTCCGTGCTCACGCCCAAATACTGCTCCCAATTTCGGAAGTCTCCGAGGGCGCAGCAGTAAATCTCGTTGATATTTCCCTGTCCGGGAATGTTGCCGTAGAAGCAGCCCCACAGCCGGTTTTGCGCCTCGCACACAAAGTCCATCGCGGGCACGCGCCTGTCCACGCTGATGCTTGCCCCGGTCTGCGTGTACTGCTCGCCGCAGATGCCAACCAGCACCATGTAATCGTAGCTCGTTGTGGGGTCTCCGCCCACGGCGTACAGAATCTTGGAGCCGTTCAGGTCGTCGTAGTACAGGCCCTCGATGTTCACGCCGTCGTATTCCTTGAAGGCTGTGGCAAGCTGCCCCATTGTCAGGAAGTCCACGCGGGTGAATACCGTCTCCAGCACCGTCCAGCTCTCCGTGTACACGCTCCATTCCTTGACCGTATCGCCGTCGGAAATATCAATCCAGATTGCCCCGTTTGCGGGGTTCGCGGGCTCCGTGCTGCTGCGTGTCACGTCGGTGTAATAGCTGCCGTCCTGATGGCACATCGTATAGGTGACGGCTCCTGTATAGCTCCACGAGGCCCCCATGCTGCCGTAGTCGCTCAAATCCTGCGTGTTGATGTATTTGGCGTCGGGGAACACGCAGATATAGGCTCCCATGCTGACAAGCTGGGTCTCGTGCTCGGTTTGCAGGCCCGTGAGCCCCGTCGCGTAGCCGTTGGCATACAGCGTGCCGTTGTCTACCCAATACAGCGCGTCTTTGGCGATGATGGCTTGCAGGTTCGTAAACTGCCTGTCCAGCACGCCGCGCCGCTTCCTGTTCGCCAGCATGGGGTAATGCTGCGTCGTCAGGTTCTTTGTGTTGTAAAATTCCCCGTCCGCTATTTTGAGGTTGTGATTGTACCCGGCAAAGGTATCAACCACGACGCGCCCGCCGCGCTGTGCGCTCAGTCTCGGATAGCTCATGGCCTGCCCTCCTTAAAAGTATTTCTTCCTCGCGGTCTTGGGCTTGTGCGAGGCGTTGTAGGCGTTGCGGAAATTCTCATGCACGCTCTCAAACATGGCGTTTGCGGCATTGAAGCCGTCAAGCTCCATGTTGTAATAGTCGATCTGTGCCGAAAGCCAGTGAATGTACATTTCGGCGTAGGGCTCCGGCGCAAGCAGCTCCTCTTCCGTGTCCTCGTCGGTGTACCCGTCGAAGCTGATTTCCTCCTCGCCCTCGTTGTATTCGTGGGTGTCCACGATCTCCCGCATGATGCGCAGGTCGAGCCGGGACAGCCACTTGATTTTCATGCTCAGCGGCAGCGCGTTTGCCTTGAGGCTGTCCGCCTCGTTGATCGCTTCGATAACCTTCATGTCGCCCCTCCATTTGCGAACAGGGAGCGTGAAAAGACGCTCCCTGTGTGTTACTTGATGTGCTCGGCGGAGTAGCGGAACGCCTCAAGCTGCGCCTCCTCGGAGTTGCGCAGAATCTCTGCAATGCACTCCGGCACTTCCACTTCCTTGCCGCGCGGAATGACGAAATCGCGCCCGTTGCAGCTGACAAACTGTGCCTCCTGCTTTTCCACATTGGGAATCAGGGGCAGCCGCACCTTGACGAGCTTTTCCTTGACCTCGGTCTTTACTTCCTCTGCCATTTCGTTTTCCTCCTGTTCAGTTGTTCAAAAGGGGAGGGGTTTGCCCTCCCCTCGTGCTTGGATTAGTTGCCCTGCGCGGTCGCGCTGTAGCGCTTGTTGCAGTGCTCGATACGCACCATGTAGGGCTCCATGAGAATCTTCGCGGTCTCCATAGCTTTCCAGCCGACGGAGCTGCGCTGATCCAGCGGGTCGGAAGTGCCCGCGCTGCCCTTCTGCTTGACGATGGTCTGGAGGCCCGCGCCCTCAACATCGGTCACGCCGTAGGCGTTCTCGCCGAACACCAGCGTGCCGTAGACCGCGAGACCGGACGGGCAGCCCGTACCGCTCCAAATCTTGGCCTCGGTGCTCTCCACGAAGCGCACGCCCGCAATCTTGCCGATCTCGCCCTCGTACAGGTTCGTGGTGTCCTGGTACTTGTGCGGGTCGCGCCAGTCGGGGTCGCGCATGAGGGTGTAGGCGGTGTGCGGGTGGATGATCGCCACATAGTCGCCGTTGATCTTCGGCGTGTTGTGGGCCTTGAGCTGGGTGACGGCCTGCTCGATCAGGTCAACCGTCAGCACGGCGGTTGCGTCGAGGTTGGCGCGGCTGTTGACCGCGGTCTCCGCCCCGGTGGAGGCGTTGATCTTGGGCGCGTACATGACGTTGGTGCCCGCAACAAGGATGTTGCGCACCACGGTGTCCATCGTGAGACCGGCCTGATCGCCCAGCAGACGGGTCGCCTCTACGATGGTGTTGTCAATGGCGGTCAGCTCCAGCACATCGGACTGCGTGATGAAGTCGCCGTACTGCGCCACGGTCGCCGTGATCGCGGTGACGTCGAGCTGGTTGCCCGCCGGGGTGACGCCCTCAGTCAGCGGCGTGAGCGCCTTTGCAAGCGGCGTGAACTTGCGGAACTCAATGGTCTTGCCGCCGTGCTTGGGAATGGGGCGCTTCTGGCCGAACTGGTGGTGGACAAGCTGTGCCTGCGCAGCATAGAGCAGGTTCTTGTCGTAATAGGTTTTCATTTCCGGGCTCAGGTCGTTGCCCTGCGTGTTCATGGTCGTAACCTGAACGGCAAAGGTCTGAATGAAGCCCAGAATCAGGGAAAGAACTTTCTTCATTTTATAATCTCCTCTCGTAATTTGTCGGGAGGAGCTGCGCTTAGAACGTGATGCGCTCTCCTCTCGCTACGCGGCGATTGATTTCCTCAATGTCCGCTTTGGTGAGCTTAGACACGTCGCTCTTGTGGACGACGCCTCCGTTCCCGCCCATAGCAGCCTCGGCGGGCCGTCTCTGGCCTGCGCGGACGCTGTTCGCCACTTTCTGCTCCACCTGCTGCGCGGTGTACTGCATGGCGGCGGGAATGATCTCGTCCTTGTGAATGACCTCGAAAGCGGTCTGCATGGGCACGTTGCTGTAGAGGAGCTGCCGGAACTGCTCATTCTGAAGCTCGGTCGCAAGGTCAAAGCTGGGATAGACGCCCTTGATCTGCTGCTCGGCCTGCTTCCACGCGGCAAGTGTAGTCTCGGCCTGCTTCTGATTGTCCCGTGCGTCCAGCTCTGCGCGGAGCCGTGCGTTTTCACGCTTCATCTTCCGCGCTTCCTTGATCTGCTCCACGGAAAGGCCCTTTTCAAGCGCCTCGTCCTCAAAATAGGTCTCGTCCTTTTCGATCTCCTCTGCCAGCTTGTCCACAAAGTCGTCGGCGTTGGGGTCAAGGCCGTACTTGCTGCCCAAAAGGTCGAAGGTGCCGGAAATCTTGTTGAACTTGTTCACGATCTCCTCGTTGCCCTTGAGCCTGCGCCGGATCGTGTCCTGCATTCTCGCGTCGTACAGATCCTTGAACTCGCCTTTGATCATTGCGTCAAAGCGTGCCTGTCTTTCGTCGGTCGCAACTCTCGCTTCCCCGGCGTCGGGAGCGGTGACTTCCTGCTTGCCGTACTGGACGTTCGCAAGCGGATTGCCTTTTACGCCCGTCTGCGGCTGGGCGATTGCCGCTTCTGTTCCTGTGGTCTGCCCTGCTTCCCCCGCTCCGGTGCCACCATCCGCGAAAAGCTGGATGCAAAAGAGGGGAAAAATGATAGATTTGCGCATGGTTCCTCCTGCCCGTCAGAGTGGGCGACGCTCATAGTCTGTCCGTAAGGGGGACGGGGCCTTTATTCTGACCGCTGTTCGCGGGGAACAAACATTTCTGATTCCAACTCCACAAAACCGGGATAGCTCTGCTCCAGAAGCTGGAATCCAACCACGCCGTAATAAAAGACGTGTTTTGCCTCGGCCATGTATTCAGGCTTCGGCTTTGCCACGACACGCACGCTGCCGTTGCGAATCGTGATGTTCGGGGCCTTTCTGAGCTTGTCGCCCATTGCCTCGATGCAGGCCGCCACGGTAAAGGCGTGCATGGAAGCGCCCGCGCAAACGGGGTCTTTCCCCATCTCCGCAAATCCCGTGTGCCCCTGTACGCGCATTTCCAGCACGCCGGGCTTCGGCTCCTTGAAGATCGCTCTTGTCATGCCTGCCTCCTATCGTGGGCTGACGGACTGTGCCGCCTTTGTCCTGGCATTGCGTGTCACGCTGCTTTCCCTCCCGGCGCTGCCGCCGAGTGCCGCGAGACCCTGCGCCGCCTGCTGTCCGGGCTGTGCGCTGCCGGGGAGCGCCTGCGCCGCGCCCTGAAACTGCTGCATGAGGGCCGGGGCAAGCTGCGTCCCCTCCTTCATGTCAAGCGCCTGCGCGAGCTGCAAGGCGATCTGCTGCGTCTGCATGAGCATCTGATACAGCGTCCCGTTCTGCTGAATCTTCTGCATCACAAAGTCCTTCTTGTCGAAGTCCATCATGTCCAGACACGCGAGCGCCGCGTCCGCGTTCTGCGGGGC